GCTGTTGGAAAATTAACGCCACTTCCTGATAAACCTGATGAAGCTAAAGGTATTCTTAAACTTCCTCTCCCTCGTTTCTTCTTTTGAACACTTGATGTTTCTACTGAAGAAGCACTATCTGCCATTTTAGGTGCATCATTTTTAGTTGTAGCACTTGTTACGACTGGCGGTGTTTCTGGGATTGGCTCAGGTGCAGGTGGTGGTATGCTCGGTCTTGAAAATGAACACATATCATGTCTCCTGTTGTAAATTATATTTTTCTTTTAGATGCTTAACGACTGACCTTTGACCTGATTTATAAAAAATTTGTCTGTCGCTATCGTTAAGGTCTGCACATTGTTCTGGGAAAAGAACATCAAGATAATCGACAAGTTCTTTACTTAGTACTGGTACTTCTATCTTTTTCTGCATTGTTTTCTCCTAAAGTGGTACTTAATCTGGTTCGTTTCTCAGCAATCTCACCTGCAATTGCTGAGTAACCACAAGCATCAACATAATCATCAATGTTGTGTTGACCTTCCTGAGTTCTAGCTATCTTTAGCAAAGCCATTAGATTAGCTACATCTTCAGGTAAAATATTAATATTTAACTTAGTTTTGTTTTGTAAGTAACCTGACCAAAGTCTTCCGATATTTTCATGGTTCTTTACCTTGTCACCATGCTTATCTTCTCTGTCAGTACTAACTAGCTTTTTTGTTTGCTCTAGTATCTCTGTAGTATTCATATTTATAATTCCATAATGTTGGTTGATTAGTAGCAAAGTCATATTCATCTTTACGAAGTATTCTTGCTAGTTTTGCTTGATGGTAAGCATCTTCAAAACTTTGACCTGCACGTTCATATTCTTGAATGACAGCTTCCCACATTTCATCAATTGTTTTCTTATTGAGTAAAACTCTTGATGCTTTAACTGCACCACAACCTTTTAGTCCTGTATAGCCATCAGCACTATCTCCGACTAAAACTTGGGTACAAAAATTATAATTAGCTTTTTCTTCATCAACATATTCCAATTGGTCATCACCAATAAAACAATGCCACGAAGGAATTGTTCTCATATCTTTATCACCAGATATAATTACATTATTAGTTTTGTAATGTTGTGTTGCTAATATACCTATTACATCATCACCTTCTAAATTAGGTAATGTATAAAAGTTATAATTGTTTTCTGCCCACTTTCTTAATGGTGCATAACAAATAGGTTTTCTAATTTTCTTCCTATGTGATTTATAAGTTTTGTCTAAATCTTTTCTGTAATTGTGTTTATCAGAAAATGCAAAGATGATTTCTTTTGATTTAGTTTTTTCCTTATAGTGATTTATAGTTTGTTGTAAGATAGTTTTGCCTTTACCTAAGTCAGAATGTAAAGTCCATACATCATCTCCCCAGTCAATAGGTTCTTCTAAACTAGAAGCAATCTTGTAAATAACTAGGTCACCATCTACTATCATCACTTTGTTGTGATTATCAAAGAAGTCATTCATATTAGACATTTTCTTCTTCTCATGTTTCTTTGCTTTATTTTCACTATGTAAATGAAAATGAGCATCACTTAGTTCTGTCATATTTTTATTTCCTTCAGTTTCAGTACATTTGATTTTGGTATGATTGTTGAGTTACCACCCTCATTGACAGTTCCATCTTCATTGAAGTTTAAGTCTCCAATGAAAACATATTTTTGTTTTGTTGTAGAAATTAACCAACCCATAGTTATACAAACTGCGGTCTTGGATTTTTTTATCTGTGGAAGTGGTGACCATGAACTGTCTGAAACAATGTCACTCCACCAACACATATAAAATTTATATGGAAAGTCACTCTCCTGAATTTCAGGAAGAAGTAACTTTTTCTTCTTCATATTGTTAAATTGAGTAAATCTTCTTTTGGAATGATATGACCTTTAGAAGTCCAATTATCTCCACCTGCTTTGATGGGGTAAGACTTCATAAGTTTCTTTAGAATTTTGACAGGTATTAAAACCCAAACATTATCTTTTCTTTTTTCTACCCATAAACAAATAGCGTAGAATGGTGATTTAGTAGTGTAGATGCCTGATGGCTTACCTCTACTTTCTATCTCTATAAATACATTACCTGTCTTCTGACATATTCTATCTGTCTTACATTCAATTTTACCTTCTATAGCTTTTTGAAGTTCGTTTTCATGTTGTTGACCGAATTTTAAATCTAAGTCAAAGTCAGGTTTAGCTTTAGTGTGTGTCACTCCAATTAGTGCCAACTTTAATTTCACCATCTAACTCTGTTCTGAAATTAAAGAAGTCTTGGGTCTTCTTAAAAATTGATTTAGCTATTTCCTTAAATAACTCTAACTTCTCTTTCTTTACTATGAACTGCATTTCATCATGGATATGTAAAACCATTGCGTAGTCTTCTCCAAATTTAAAACCTGCTTTTTGTAATTCTTCATTAATAATTACTGTTCCTTGTTTTACTAATAAAGCACCTGCGGATTGGATTAATGTATTTAAAGAACTGTACTCTGCTCTACATAAAAGTTTACGACCATCTAATCCTTTTAGATAACCATAGTTTCTAAATTTTTGTTTAACTGCATCTATTAAGATTGCTAGTGCAGGTAAGTTCTTTGTAAATCTTTCTCTTACTCTTTTGGCTTCTTGGTTAGTGACACCAAGTATTTCGCTGAGCTTCTTATCTCCGCAACCATAAATGAAAGCATATATAAAAGTTTTAGCTTTAGCACGTGTGGCAAGTCCTGTAGCCTTTTGATTGGCGGTATGAATATCATCTTCCAAAAGTGTTTTTGAAAAATTCCCATTGTCATAATTATGCAAGTAATGCCCCAACACACGCAACTCCAAACCAGAAAAATCAAGACCACACATAACCATATCGGTAGGACAATTAAATAAGGAACGAAATTCTTTACCATACTCCGAACCACTCGCCACACATTGTGCCAGATTTGGTGAGTGATGAGTACATCTGCCTGTGACCGCACCATTTGTAATAACTTTTCCATAAATTTTTCCTTGTTTGTTTAATTTTAAATATGCTTGTTCACCATCACTCAATTGACCTAATCTTTTCTGTATCATTAAATGTTCAGAAATAAGTTTAGCTTCAGGATATGGTAGCGAACTCAAAACTTTTTCATTAACTTCTGGTTTACCTGTTTGAGTAAAATCTTTAGGCTTCCAACCAAGAACATTAATTAATCTATCTGCAATGTGGTCTCTTGAATTAGCATTAAATATTTCAGTTTTATAAATAGGAACTGGTACACCTGCTTTGATACCTCGTTTTTGATTATCTCTTTTATAAACTTTGTTACCACAAAACTTTTCCCAAGAAGGAAAAGCTAGAGCAAGTTGTTCTTCTAACTCTAGCTTCCTCTTGGTTAGGATAGTATGAAGCGACTGAGCAGTCGTCTCATCAAAATGAACTCCATGTTGTTGCTGAAGTGTTATCCATTTAGCGAAGTTATGTTCTAGTTCTATTGCTGTAGATGCGTAGTTTTCCTTATTAATTTTATTTAATAATAGATGAGTTACTTCAACATCTCTTTGGCAGTACTCCAACATATCTTGATTAAATTCAGTAAAATCTGAGTGTTCTTGATAATCACCTTTTCGAAGACCTAATCTATAACCCCATGCTTCTAATGAGTGTCTTCCATATAATTTAGCAGGTAATTCTTTGTGCTTATAATCATGGTCTAATAAGTTAGTCCATATAAGCCTACTCATTAATAAGGTATCAAATATATGACCTTTGTATTCATAGCCTAATACCTTCTTTAAAACTGGAACATCAAAGTCTATAAGATTGTGTCCAATAATCATTGATGCTTTGTTTAGTAACTCTAGTGCATCATTAAGGTTATTAGGATTATAACTGTATACCTTATTGGTATTTATATCCTTACAAACAATACAATGAATAACTAAGTTATCTTTGTCTAGAAACCCATTTGTTTCTAGGTCTACTACGATTTGCATAATTTAATTTTTTTCTGACATAACAACCGCCACAGAAATAATCTTTGGTCTTGTCGTTATTAGTTACAAAGATGTCTGACTTCTTTTGACAGAAGTCGCATTTAGGTCTGAATGTCATAATTAATGTATTAAGTGGATTGATATTTTCTCAACACTTGGAAGTATTTGAGATACTGAATTTATAGATTTCGAAATTACTTGATGTGCTTCTACATCACCGCACATTATAACTGGATAAACATTTTCATATTTAATTGCATTATAAATTGCAGTCATAATAGTTTTACAAGTTTCAAAAACTATTGTTTGTTGTTCTTGTGAAAGTTTTAGGTAGTCTTCTTTTTCTATAAGGAATGAAAGAATGAACTTCGTCAGAAGTTTCTCATTCATCAAAAGTTCCTTCAGTTAATCTACCTGTTTCTTTATTGTATAATAAAGTACAAGCAATTCCTGTATCACCTGAAAATCTATTCTTTAAAATTCTTGCAGTCATAACATTACTTTGAATTTCATCTTGTTGATTTCTTTCAAAACCAATTACTGCATCTGATAATTGTGCTAATGAATGGCTACCTCTCAAATGAGATAACGAAGTCTGAACACCTTCTTCATGTCCAGTTTTACCTTCAGGTCGTTTTAAGTGAGACACTACAAACATTGCACATTTAACTTCTTCGACAAGTTTACGAAGATTAGTCATTGTGTTATCAATTAATCTTCTCTCGTCTCCATCAGCTAAACCTGAAATAACTATTGAGATATGGTCAAGTATGATTGTCTTGCAATCTAATGATTGAACCATGTATCTAATTCTGTTCATTAAATCTTCAGTATCCGAACTACCGAAGTGGTCATAGAAACAAATGTAATCTTTTATTTTATTCCATTCGTTAACAATTTCTTCTTCAGTTAATTTTTGTTTTACTTCTGGTATGTGAATTAATTTATTTAAACCTACTGAAACAATTCCTCTTACACTTCTCTTAACGCTTTCTTCTAAAGCTATGTAACCAACTTTTTCTTTTTTATTAATTAAGTGATAAGCAATTTCTCTACAAACCTGAGACTTACCTGTGCCTGAACCTGCTGTAAGTAGTACTAATTCACCACGTCTGATACCACCAAGTTTCTGATTTAAGCCATTCCATTGGTATGGAATACTTTCAACATAATCATCATTAAGTAATAAGTCTTTAGTTTGAGAACCTTCAATAATACCCTGTGGTGTGTAGGTTTTAGCTTCCCACATAGCATCAATAATTTTATCTGCTTGACCATTTTGTAATAATTCATTGGGGTCTTTAGCAGGTAGAGTAGCAATCCTTACCTTTTTAATAGGTAGAATATTTGCACATTCTATAGAAGCACTCTTACCTGCTTCGTCTTCATCAAACATTAAAACGATTTTTTCAAACTTAGATAACCATTCTAATTCTTTCTTAATAAATTTTTTTGCTGATGTTGCACCTGATGGTACTGATACTACTGGAAACTTATTGTTCTGAACTTTAGATACTGAAAGAGCATCTATCTCACCTTCTGTAACAATGACCATCTTGCCACCATCACGCCATAGGTTCTGTCCAAATAAAGTAATCTTATCGGTATCACCTAACCATATAAATCTTTTATCTTTAAATCTTAACTTCTGTGCAACTCTATTATAATTTTTGTCATAAAAGTTTGCTATGTGAACTGGCTCACCTTTGTATGAACCTGTCTGATAATTAAACTTCTTACATGTTTCACTATCTATTTTTCTACTAGGTAACGCTTCTACTATTCCTTCAATCATATCTGATATTATTTTTTGATTTTCTACTTTTGGTAATTCACCATTATTTTTTTCATAGGTGTGGCAACCAAAACAAAATGTATGGTCATCATAGACCGCACAATTGTCTCGGCTACCACAGTTCTCACAAGGACTATGATAAAGAAAATTACTCGTCATCTATTTCAGGAATATCTTCAGGCATTAGTTCTAACTCTGCCAAGTCAGCTTCGTCTGTAAGACCATCTTGAAATTTATAACCTTTTACATCTTCATGTAATAAATATTCTCTGACACTAAACGCAGGACATGTTTTACTTTCATCAAGTTCATAATGTCCAACTATTCTTGCATCAGGATATTTCTTTAAAAGTTCTTCTAGAGTTTTCTTTAAACTCTCCCATTGCTCGGCAGTAAAATTATCTTCACTTTGTTTGATGTCATATTCATTACTTCCACCTACTAGACATAAGCCATAGGCAGTATGATTATAACCTTTTACATGAGCCTGAACTGCATTGTCTTCTCTACCTTGTTCTACAGTTCCATCTCTTTTGATAACTTTACCATATCCAATTTTCAACCAACCTCTTTCTCTATGCCATCTGTCTATTTCTTTAGCACCTATGTTCATAGATGGTGGTGTAGCTGAACAATGTATAACTATGTATTTTGTTTCTTGTCTTGCCATTTTAATTTCCTGCTTGTACTTGTTGAATTTCTTTCAACCATTGAGTTGGAAAAACTTCTTTAGTTGAATAGATGCAATGATAAGGAAAGTCGTTTAACTCACACCACTTGGCATAAGTCGTTTTACTTTTCTTACCAATTTTTGTTTTAGAATTTGAAAAGATAAACCTAATATCCAATTTAGGATTTTGGCTTTTAACCAACTTCATCTTCTTTCTATCGGCACTATTAAATGCACCTTTAGTTTCTACGATAAATGAACCCCTAATTGGAAAATCAGGTTTATAAGTCTTCTTAATTTCAGGTTGGAAGTAAGTAACTTTTAGACCTTCATATTTGAAGGTACACTTATTTTTAGTTAAATAAGTATAAACTACTTCTTCCAATCCTGATTTTAATGTAACGTCTTTAGAAATCTGTACTCGTTTGAACTTCTGTCTCTGGTACATTATTCATCTCCTCTGGTGACGTTGTTGCTTCGTAGCCATCTTCTTTAGCAAACAAATCCATTTGTTTACTTTCGACTAATTCAATTACTTGGACAGCTTTTAACTGAGCAGTTACCCCTGCACCTAATGCAGGTGAGTAATAACCTCTTAAGTTAAATGCTATCTTCATCTTTGAACCGCCCCAGATATTACAACTACTTGGGTTCAGAGGATTTTTCTTAGCATCAAAAAGTGCAGGTCTTTGACTGAAAGGTTCTTTCGTCTTCCTGTTCACTCCAGTAGCTTTCATTTTATATTTGAAAATTACTGAACCATCTTCAATTGAATATGGCTTTGGTGCTTCTTTTACTTTTTTACCTTTAAGTTCTGTTTCAGCTTTAGAAATACTATCTTGAATAGCTTTCTCATATAAAGCAATCATATTTTTTGCTTTAGCTTCAGGAACTTTAAGTTTAACAGAATATTCTCCATTCTCATTAAACTTAACGTCAGGTTTATTTAAGTGTGGGTAGATAGCTTCTCCCATTTCACTTACATGTGTGGCTTCTGTCATATTGTACTCCTATGGTTAATTGTTTGGTTAGCCATTAGTGGTACTTAATCGAACACATGTGTTTTTATGTATCGTTTAAAAAAACTAGACACAAAAAAATACAGACTTTTTCACTTCGTCTAAGTCTAATTCACCTTTTGCAGGTATTGGCGGAAACTTCTTTTTATTCTTATCTGATAAAATTTGTTTCATCTCCATAGCCCAGTTAGCTAGAACATCTTGGTTGTATATTTCACAAAATGCTTCTCTTAATGCTTGTGCCATTTTATCTGCATCTGGTGCAACCACACCGAAGCTGTCATGTATTAAACTAAAATTATCAATTCCAAGTTCTGATGCTTTGTTTACAGACAATTGTAAAACACTAGCATCTAATGAATGGATAAAGTTAGGACAAATAGATTGTTGAGTTTTTCTTCTATCTATTTCTTCAGTAAGATTAGATACAGAAAGTTTAATAATACTATCACCCATCTTTGTCTTAACACGCTTACTTTCTTTTTTGTAAGCTGACATCATAATGGGTAGACCTAATGGACTTGTCCAAGCGACAGGTAAGTTTTCTGATGCAACAAGTTTTGCTACATCTTTTAAAAACTTCATTATATCTTT